ATCTTTATTGCGATGGATCCGGATTTTCAGCGGGTCAATATCCTATCCTGGCAGGAATGATAGGAACAACTTTGCCTGACTGTAGAGGTCGCGCAAGATTTTCCATGGACGGAGGAACCGGACGGCTTCCACTTAATGGCAGTGTACCTAACAGCCTGGACGGCAATACCCTGTTTGCCGGTGGTGGTCTTTATTACCATTACATAGCAAACAGCGAAGTTCCCGAACTCTCGGTTTACGATCCAACCCACGCTCATAATGTTTTTACTGTTCCACATGGGGCATATTATATCGGTCGAGGTGGTGGTGGCGGCGGCTTCGTGACCGACGAAGTAACATTCACTACTGATTATCAATACACTGGTGTTCGAGTTGGTCAGATCTTTGCATCTGCCGTTCCGTTTGGTCTTCAGTCACCCGGCATGACCCAAGGCTTAACCTTCATACGGTCAGGCTAGAGGGAATCATGGTCACTTTTACACTAGCAAAAAATCTTACTGAGGTCGCTCCCAGTAGTTACGTTGGCAACTGGGATGAGCCCACCAATGCCAATTGGAGCGTGGTGGATGCAGCGCTTGGTCAAAGCGTTTCCATTGCGCTTTCTGCTGCTTCGGTGTCGTTATCTCAAGCGCAGATGCAATGCGCTTGGATAATCTTTACCGGCACTCTTACGGCAAGCGTATCGATAACTTTCCCCCAGGTAGGATCACCACCGGCATCGATAACCGGATCTTACACAATCTTTAACAACTGTGCCGGGTCAAGCGCATACTCGGTTACTTTGAAAACTACAGTTGCCGGTTCCAGAGCGATTGGTGCCATACCGGGAAATGCATTCGACTGCGTTACGGATGGCACTCATTTTAGATACAGGAATCTGCCTCCTGTTGGCAGTTATATGGATCATGCTACTGGTGGATATCCAACATGGGTATCGGCGTGTACCGTTCAGCTTCCGTATCTTTATTGCGATGGAAGTGCATTCAACACGACTCAATATCCTATTCTTGCTGGAATAATAGGTGGAACTCTACCGGACTGTAGAGGCCGTGCAAGATATTCCATGGACGGAGGCACGGGCCGACTTCCGCTTAATACATTTGTTGGACCCTATACCATAGATGGCAATACCATTTTCGCTGGTGGCGGTATTTACTACCATTACATCGTAAATGGTGAAGTACCCGAACTCTCGGTTTATGATCCGAGCCACACCCATCTCCTTGTTACTGTTCCGCATGGCGTGTATGCGGCTGGTGCTGGTGGTGGTGGCGGCGGCTTTGTGACTGATGAAGCAAATTATGACACCAGTTATCAAGGCACCGGCCTTCGCCCTGGCCAGCTTGGAGGCAATGTTCCGTTTAGTCTTCAGCCTCCTAGCATGACCCAAGGCTTAACCTTTATAAGGTCAGCCTGATGCCATCCGTATCACCAGCGCAGGCTAGATTGATGGCTGCCGTCGCCCATGGCTGGAAGAAGCCTGGAGGTGGTGGCCCATCGGTATCCGTGGCCAAGGAATTCAACGCTGCCGACAAAGGCAGATCCGCTTTGCGGGCGGCCAAGAAGTATGCCGATGGTGGTGATGTTCTACCGGCACCGGAAGCCTGGGATACAGATACGGTAGCTGATGCCTTTACGCCCAAGGATCCCAATCCTTTCAACAAGCCAACTCGCCCTCCATTCCAGATCCAGGGTCCATTAGGGGTGGAGAATGTCGATCCTGGCGATTCTCCATTCCTGGGTTTTGGCCGACCGGAAGACAAGTCCTATGGTGCCGTCCACGACCTCTATACCAAGGCCAAAGAGGCTGTGCATCGCTATGCAGGGCCGGGATTTGATGAAGCGCTGAATAAGATTGGATCGTTTGGTTCGATGCTGGCTCCTGGCTCCGGCGAGCAAGCCGCCATGGAAGACACTGTCAGGACCAAGCAGGCTCTTGAGGAAGGCAAGATTGGAGAAGCCGCCAAGCATGGGGCCATGGGAACATTCAATGCGACTCTTGGATCGCTTCCTGGTGGTCATATGCTTTCCACGGCTGTTGCTGGCGTCATGGGGGTCGCCTCCAGGTTTGGCCGGAGCATCCCTAAGGAAGGACTCCTCGACACTTCCAAGTTCGAGACAATCTCCTCATCAAAGGGAACGATGCCGGGAGGATTCAAGCTTGATCCGGCCACTGGCACTGAATGGTACGTCAAGCAGGCACCAAGCATCGAACAAGCCAAGAATGAGAAGCTGACGGCTGAACTTTACAAGCTGTTCAATGTTCCGGTGGCCGATGTTCGCCTGACGACCGTTAATGGCAAGCCAGGAATTGCCAGCAGGAAGATCGAGGGTGTTCAACTTAGTAACAGCGAAAGAGAATACAAAGACATAAATGGGTTGCACGAGAATTATCCGATTCATGCTCTGCTCGCCAACCATGATACTGTCGGCACCGGTCCAGAGAATCCTCTCGGCAACATCATGGTCGATCCGTCCGGCACGGCTCACGTCATCGATACCGGTGGCGGCCTTCTATACAAAGGCACCGGAAGCAAGAAAGCCAAGTTTACTCCCGAGGTCGATGAACTCAACACGATGGCCGATCCCAGCTACAGCCATCTGTCGGCTCAGGTGTTTGGCGACATAGAACACCAGTCTGAAATGATCGGGGCTCAGAAGATCGCCAATGTCGATGGCAAAGACATTGCCAGACTTGTCGAGATGTACGGTCCTGGCAACAAGATGGACAAGTTCAAGCTGATGTCCACGCTGCTCCAGCGCAAATACAACATCGAGCAGCATTACGGCGTTAAGCCAGAGGCTAAATCGGAAGCAAAAATTCCTGAGAGTTATGAACCGACTCAGGAGCCACATATGGATCAGGTTCGCGACCCGTATCAGCAGGTTCCATTTACGGAAGAGGACTACAACAAGTTTGCCAACGAGATTCCTCCTCCAGTCCATCCTGACTTTGTCGAGCCAGAGAAGACTCCACTGGATAAGCTCCATGAGATGTCGTTTGCTCAGGCTATCGGCCCCAAGATGACGAACATGATTTCCGATGCGACACTCAACAAGGAAAACCTCCAGCTTATTGGCAAGTCTCTGAGCAAAGGTCCGTATGGTGCTAATCACTGGGATGCCGCTCTTCACCTGTGGCAGATTGCCGAGCATGTAAATCCGCAAGCTGCGGAGGCGGTGTTTCGTAATCTACCGCCATCGATCCAGCCCAAGGTTGGATTCGCCATCAAGGCGCTGAAGAACAAGCTGGAATACTCGCCGTTTAATTCGGTAGCTAAGGGCAGCGGCAAGGATGGAAAATTTCCGCTGGACTATAACTATTTCTCGACCAAGACAGACAAGTTCGCCATTCCTCCGCACCTCCTAAAGGACAAGGCATTCAACGCTAACATCGATAGATATGCAGACTTGCTTGAATCCAAGCCGCATGAAGCTGCGCCTGAGTCACTCAATCCACTTGAAGGATCGCCTCAGGAGATTCATGAGTATCTCAAGAATCTGAACGATCCCGCAGCCGCTGAGGAAATGTTCAAGGGATTGCCAGCAGAAACCCGTAAGGCCGTCGATGAATTTATCAGAGCTGATAACCCATGGACTGCCACGCCAACAGTGAAGGCCAAGCCAAAGACCCAATATGAAAAGGACGTAGCAGAGTACGAGGCCAAGCTTGATTCTGCGATTGACCCGCCTGAGCCTCTTATTGGCGGACACGACTCAGATAAGTGGTTCCAGCAAGCCACTCCATTCAAGATTGACAATCGATTCAAACAACTGGTCAAGCCGATCAAGAACTGGGCCGAATGGAAGCCGCCAGAACAAGACATCAAGCCGCTGAATTTAGTTCATAAATCAAAGAGCGAAATCAAGAAGCTTGGTTTCAACCCATACCTTTCGGTTCATCACGGATCTCATTATCCCATTCCCGACACTCTGGAAGATCCGTTTACCCATAAGACCGTTCAGCAGGAAAGAGGGTTTTTCTCTTCTACTATTCCGGGCTTGGTAGCCGAGAACTACGGACACAATGTCACAAGTTATGTCGCCAGAGCATTAAAGCCGATGGAGGTGGATTGGAAGCAGTGGTCCGGCATGAACCGTTATAGTCCGAAGCAAATGGAATCTCTCATCGAGGCTGGCCACCGCCAAGGCGCTGATATGATTGCCGCTCACAATATGAGGGATATGGGCAGCAGCAAATATGGCCTTCATACTCAGTATATCTTTCTGAAGACCAGCGCTTTGCGCCAAGCCATGGCAAAGTTCGATCCAACCAAGCTGCACCTCAGAAACACTCTAGCCGGTGTTGCTGGCGTGGCTGGTGGCGGCACTTTCGTTTATGGGAATCCTCAAAAGGAGAACGATAAAATGAATCGTGGTGGTGTTCCTAATCTGGCCAGGGGTGGCTACTCCAACCCCAGCAAGAATTACTACTACCATCCGCCGCATCCGCCAGGGATGATCAGGTCGGCGGTCCCCGGCAGAACCGACAAGCTACCGATGAGTGTTCCTCCTGGGTCCTACATCCTGCCAGCCGACATCCCATCGGCTCTAGGCCAAGGCAACACCATGGCCGGAGAGAAAATCCTGGGGACGATGTTCAAGACCGGACCCTATAGCCCTCAATCAACCGCGCAGCTTTCTGGCAAACTACCGAAGAGTCCAAGGCCGCCCAGGATGCCTCGTCTTCAGATGATACGACCAATACGCATGGGCAAATTTGCCGATGGTGGCCAGCCGAAGCTCGACTATAGAACCCAAGACTTCCCGAGCATCACCAAGCACGAGGTTACCGGCAGCTATCCACTCACCAGTGATTTAGAGGTGACGGGCAAAGCTCATACGTTTTCCAACGACATACCGCTGCGTCGGAAGCCAGAGGACTGGGGTGCTTCTGTCGGTCTGCGTAGGACCTTCCAGGAAGGTGGCGCGGCAGAGTCAGAACAGGGCGATATTCCAATCATTGCGGCTGGCGGAGAATACGTCATTCATCCTGACCAAGTCAGGGAGGTCGGTCATGGCGATCTTGAGGCCGGTCACAAGGTGCTGGATCGGTTCGTGATTCATACCCGCAAGAAGCACATCGAAACCCTGAAGAAGCTAAAACCACCGAAGAAATGATATGGAAATTGTCCGTGCCGCCACCATGCGTGACTACCAGGAGTGCCTCAGGCTGTTCCTGCAAGCCCACAATGAGAACGATCAGTTCTCCCTGGCTCCGGACAAGCTGCACTGGATGCTGACCAGATTCCTCAATCCGGATGCAATCCCTGAGGACGACCCCGGCCTCAGAGGCATCATCGGTGTGATCGGCAGGGAAGGGGGCCTGGAGGCTATCTGCGGCCTCTGTATCTCTGATCTGTGGTACACTTACGACAAGCACCTGACGGATTTCCTGGTGTTTGTCGATCCGGAATACCGAACGACCGGCCACGCCAAGACACTCACCGGCTGGATGAAGACCCAAGCCGATATCATCGGGATGCCCTTAATGTCTGCGGTGGTTACCAATCACAGAACCGAAGCCAAGTGCAGGCTGTTCCGCCGCACGTTCCCAAAAGTAGGCGAGCTATTCCTCTATTATCCCGGCTCGTTAACAGCCGGATCGAGCCTGTCGCGAACGGCTCATTAAGGGCATCAAATGGGCGGTCTTTGTCAACCCAAGCCACAAGTTACCGCTACTAACCAAACGCAGACCTATACGCCAGCCCCGCAGATAGGAGCCGCTGGCACTCAAGCCCTCAATATGGCGCAGGGTGCGGCGCAGCAGCCGTTCCAGATGCCAGCAGCGCCGGTCGCTGGCTTCAATCCC